TTTGATCATGAGCATTTTTTTGATCTGCATTTCTAGTTAATTGAGACCAGATGTGCATCCATCTTCCGTAATGTTTATCAATTTTTGTTCCACCAATTTGTAATTCAACAGATTTAATAATATTATATCCAACATCATCATTTGTTGCAGTTCCGGTTAATTTAGTTTTTAACCACATTTTAGTGACTAAATCACCATTTCTTGTGATTGGGACAGTTGCTCTGCCACCTAATGCAGGTGTACCATTGAAAGTTTGTTCAATAGCTTCACATGCGAAGTTAGTGTGTCTTCTGTAGACAACTTTGAAAAAAGTAATTTGAGGATTACCTGTAAGGTAAACGTCTTGAGCACCATAGGCTACGAGTTGCATTAAACCTCCACCCATATTTTATATATATTTACTGTATAAAAAAAATTTATGAAAAAAATAAAATTCTATATAATTTTAAATAAAATATAAGTAAATATTAAAATTCTATATATATTTTTAATATTTAATAAGTTATTTTTTAAATGATAAGTAATTTAGTTACTGTAAGCAACACCACCCATACCACTCATAATTCTTAATACATTATAGTTTACACCATATACGTAAACATTTCCATTAGCGGTTTTTGTTGTGATATTTAATGTAGCATTATCGATTCTTGAGAAATTGCATGTTCCAGATGGTTGATGTTCTTCTGGGTTAAGTGCAAAAGAGTATACACATACATTACTACTTGGTGATCTTGTGTGATGCATATTAGTTTGGACAGCGTTGAAGAATTTTTGGCTTTGTGTTGAGAAACGATCATGTCCGTTTAATTGTAATAAAGCATCAGCTATTTCCGCGTTAGTTCCTAGTTCAGCGTTAGCTACTTGGTGGACCCAGACTAATTCTTTAACTGGGTGGTTAAAGTTAAGTCTGAATTTGTTTGATCCAGCAGTAGCTGATGCAGTTTCAACACCAGTGAATTGTAATTGTTCAATTAAGTATTCGTGAGAAGCTTGTGCGAATCTTTTTCTTTCTTCACTATCTAAGTAGATGTAGTTAACAAGTAAAGTTGTGTTGCTCATTGTAAGTGCTTTATCATTTATATCGGTTGCAGCATTAAATTCAAATTCAAGTCTGACATCGTGGTATTGTAAAGCAATTAATGGTAAAGCTAATCCATCGTTTCTGCAGCAGAAGAATTGTAAAGGTACAAATAGTTCTAAACTGGACCCATTAGCAATTTGTCCATCGTTTGTTCCAACTAAGTTGTTATGGTTAGTATTTTGGTCAGCTGGTCTTGTTAAATCACTCCATAAGTGCATCCAGTGTCCGTAATGTTTGTCGATTTTAGTTCCACCGATTTGTAATTCAACAGATTTGATCATGGCGTAACCAGGATCATTTTTTAATGTAGCAACAGCACCACTTGCATTTTTTAATGTTGTGTGTAACCACATTTTAGTGACTAAGTCACCGTTTCTAGTGATTGGTACAGTGGCTTTTCCACTGAATGCAGGTGTACCATTGAAAGTTTGTTCAATAGCTTCACATGCGAAGTTGGTATGTCTTCTGTAGACAACTTTGAAAAAAGTAATTTGAGGATTACCAGTAAGGTAAACGTCTTGAGCACCATAGGCTACGAGTTGCATTAAACCTCCACCCATATTTTATATATATTTACTGTATAAAAAAAATTTAATCAAAAAGTATAAATACTATATATTTTTTGATTAATTAAATAATTTATTTGATAAGTAATTTAGTTACTGTAAGCAACACCACCCATACCACTCATAATTCTTAATACGTTATAGTTGACACCATATACGTGGATTTCTCCATTAGCGGTAGCAGTTGTGATATTTAATGTAGCATTGTCGATTCTAGAGAAATTGCATGTTCCAGATGGTTGATGTTCTTCTGGGTTAAGTGCGAAAGAGTATACACATACATTACTACTTGGTGATCTTGTGTGATGCATATTAGTTTGGACAGCGTTGAAGAATTTTTGGCTTTGTTTTGAGAAACGATCATGACCGTTTAATTGTAATAAAGCATCGGTTGTTGCTAAGTGAGTATCTAATTGAGTTCCAACTGCAGAGGCTCTGTGAACCCAGACTAATTCTTTAACTGGGTGGTTGAAGTTTAGTCTAATTTTATTAGATCCAGCAGTTGCTGAAGCAGTTTCAATTCCTGTAAATTGTAATTGTTCGATTAAGTATTCGTGAGAAGCTTGTGCGAATCTTTTTCTTTCTTCACTGTCTAAGTAGATGTAGTTAACTAATAAAGTTGTATTTGACATTTTAAGATTAGTATCTTGTGCTGTTGCTACTGAATCAGAAGCATTGAATTCGAATTCAAGTCTTACATCGTGATATTGTAAAGCAATTAATGGTAAAGCTAAACCGTCATTTCTGCAGCAGAAGAATTGTAATGGAACGAATAATTCTGTTTTTTCATCTCCATTAGTTGCATCTGCATCTAAAGTTAAAGCATTTCCATTAGTAGTGTTAGAGCCAACAATTCCACGATGATTTTTATCTTGATCAGATCCTCTAGTTAAATCACCCCATAATTGCATCCATTGACCATAATGTTTATCAATTTTGGTTCCACCAATTTGTAATTCAACAGATTTGATAAGAGCATATCCTGCTTCTTTTTTAAGAACAGGGTCATTTGTATTTGCAGTAACACATGCTAAAGTGGTGTGTAACCACATTTTAGTGACTAAATCACCATTTCTTGTGATTGGTACAGTGGCTTTGCCACCTAATGCAGGTGTACCATTGAAAGTTTGTTCAATAGCTTCACATGCGAAGTTAGTATGTCTTCTGTAGACAACTTTGAAAAATGTAATTTGAGGATTACCAGTAAGGTAAACGTCTTGAGCACCATAGGCTACGAGTTGCATTAAACCTCCACCCATATTTTATATATATTTACTGTATAAAAAAAATTGCTAAAAAAATAAATTTTCTATAATATTTTTTTAGATTCTATATATTTAATTACTATATGCCATCCCACCTAATCCACTCATCACTCTTAAAACATTATAATTCATTGTAAATATTGATAGTTCATTACCAGAAATTGCTGTCACTTCTGAATCAAATGATAAATTTAATGTAGCATTATCAATTCTTGAAAAATTACATGTACCTGATGGTTGATGTTCTAAAGGATTTATTGAAAAACTAAATAAATTAATACCATCTTTTGGGGTACTTTTATGAGTTTCATATGCTTGTAAATAATTAAAAAAATCACCAGATTGTTCTGAAAATCTTTCATGTCCGTTTAGCTTCAATAATGATGATGTTATAGGATTTACTGATCCATCAATATATTTACCATAATTATTCCATTGATATACTATTATATCATAATTAGAATGACCTCTATTAGAAGTATCAGTCGTTCTTGTTATTCCATTCATTAACGTATCTATTGGTTTTGATATATCATCTATAGATAATGGAGTCACTACTTCCCAATTTGAAACGTCATTTACAGAACAATTAGCAGTATTAGCAGTATTATTTATATTTGTTAAGCTATTATAGTTTGCTTTTATAACCGCTGTTCCTGCTGCAATTGAATGATGATTATATGTAGTTGCTGTTGTTTGACTTGAAGCAGTAGTATTTCCTGTACCATTTAAACTTAAAGTAACAACACCACTATTTGAATACATTTGAGATAAAACATATCTAATTGTAGCATTATTTATCAAATTAATATTCATATCTGCGTATCCAGATCTATAAATATATGAAGAATCAGGTTCATAATTTAAAAATTTTTTACCTGATATAAAATTGCCATTCTGCATATACCAATATAATGACTTACAAGGATGACTAAAATTTAAATTATATATATTACTTGTATTATCAACTTTTTCATTCAAATTAGATTGTACCTGTTCTATTAAATATTCATGTGCTGATGATGCAAAACGTTTTCTTTCTTCTGAATCTAAAAATACATAATTACACATTAAACTTATATTTGATATTGATGCAGTTGTTGTTGCTACTGATTCTTTTACTACTAATTGTATTGCTTCTCTTAACTTAAAGTCAATTCTAATATCATGATATTGTAATGCTATTATTGGTATCGCCAAACCATTAAATTTATTACAAAAAAACTGTAATGGTATATATAATGTTGCTGACTTACTATCAGTAGATAAAGTTGTCATTTCTTTATCATTTCCTATCATTTTATCATATCCTCTAGTATGTGATGAATTTCTTGCTAATTCATACCATAAATTTAACCATCCATAATATTGTTTATCTATTCTACTTCCTCCTATTAATAATTCTATTTCCTCTAATAAAGCATGACCTAATTTATTTACCCAAGCAAATTTTCCATTTGAACCTGTTAATGATACAGTGCATTTTATATACATTTTAGTAATTAAATCACCATTTTTAGCAATTGTAGATGTTAATGTAGATCCAAATGAATTATTACCAGATACAGTTTGTTCTATTGCTTCAATTGCAAAATTTGTATGTCTTTTATAAACTATTTTAAAAAATGTAATTTGAGGATTTCCAGTTAAATAAACATCCTGGGCTCCATAGGCTACTAATTGCATTATTCCGCCTGACATATTTATAATTAAATAACATTATTTTATTATAAATTTTTCTTATTTATTAACTCATTTAATTCCCTTTTTAAATTTATAGGTTTTTTAGATAATTTTATTAAATCATTAACAAATGACTTGTCTTTCTCATTTTTATCTTTTATTAAATAAAAAGTTTTGGAATCTGAAATTCCAATTTTCCAACCTTTATTCTGAGCATTCAATAAAATTAAAATTTTACATAAATCCTCATGTCCTAAATACATACTTATAAAAATATTTTCTATATGATTTTCAAGCTTACAGACTGCGTTTAATGCGTTTAATCTTTTTCATTTAAAAAAACTTTTAAAACAAATATTAAAGTATATCTTTATACACTTTTAATGACAAAAAGAAACAAAGTTAAAACAACTTTGGACAAGAGGCATAAAGATAAAGTTTCATACTTTGAAAGTCATGATTTAATACAACAAGATCTTACTAAAGAACTTGAAAAGAATTTAAATAAATTAAAAGAGATTGAAGAAATCCCTTATATTGACTATACTAATGAAATTTTACAAGAAAAAACAATTTTGTTAGATAGAAATAAAGAAATTAAAAAAAAATTAGAAAAAATGGATTCAAGTTTAGAAGAATTATTGTATTATAATAATACAATAGATTATATAACACCTTATTATGAACAAAATAATAAACAAGGTGATGTAAAACATATGGAAATTGTAGATTTTTTTAATAATTCAAGTTTAGTCCGAAAAAAAAAATCATCGAATAATAAAGCTGAATTATTAGAAAAATATTTGAAAGTTATTGATAATAAACAAACTAAAGTAGGAAAATATAAAAAATTTAAACCAAAGTATTGCCCAAATGCAGATTGTAAAGCTGAAATGACATTACATTTATCAGATGGATATTTAATTTGTACAAGTTGTGGATTTTGTGAAGAAGTTATATTAGATAGTGATAAACCGAATTATAAAGAACCAGTTCCTGACGCGACAGCATATTCTTATAAAAGAATTAATCATTTTAATGAATGGCTAGCACAATTCCAAGCAAAAGAATCAACCGATATACCCGACGAAGTATATGACAAAATTCTTATTGAAATGAAAAAACAAAGATTATTAGACAAATTTATTACTCCAAAAAAAATGCGCAGTATTCTAAAGAAGTTAAATTATAATAAATATTACGAACATGTTCAACATATTATAAATAAAGTATCTGGTATTCCACCACCTAAAATGACAAGAGAAGTTGAAGAGAAGTTCCGTCAAATGTTTAAACAATGTCAAGAACCTTTTACATTATATTGCCCTAAAGATAGAAAAAACTTCTTGAGTTATTCATATACACTACATAAATTTTGTGAATTACTTGAATTAGATGACTTTTTACCATGTTTCCCTTTATTAAAAAGTCAAGATAAATTAAAAGAACAAGATAGAATATGGAAAAAGATTTGTGGTTATTTAAACTGGGAATTTATTCCATCTATTTAATATTTTCTTTTTGTCAAAATATTATCTAATTTATAGGTAATACAGCTTTTTAGTGATTTTAGATATTAAATTTTTTATCAAAAATTTCTTATAAAATTGAAATATCAATTTGTAACCAACTTTTCAATATATTTTTAATATGGAAAAGAAAGATGAAAAAATGGAAAAGTATCAAAAAACGGTTTTTTTCTATCCGACAGTTAAAACTGAAAATTTAGAAAAATCAAAAGAAACCGATAGTATTATAAAAAAACAGAAATCATGGGAAAGAGAAAATTCAAATAAAACATATTGTGATTATATTTGTGAAGCAATACCTCTTATTTTCAAAAACTTTAAATTAAAAATGTTTGATCATTTACTATTAGGTGGAGAACATGTTCAAAAGATATCTCCTGGATATAGTTCACCTATTAAAAATAGCTCTGATGAAGAAATTTCATCAGAGGAAAAGGCAGAAATAGTTAAAACATCACCATCATTTGGCATGTTTAGTCTTTTTAGATATCATTTATATAGAGGATATATGAATAAAGAACTAAAAAAAATAAATAAAATTTATTGTTCACATATATTTTCATTATTATTTGGATTACCAATACTAGTATTTTTAGGACAATGGCTATTATATTATGCTTTAGTTAGTCATGAAATAAATAGTTTCAATGGTGAATTTTGTAAGAATAATGACACATTTGAAAATAAATTAATGATCAGTGGAATTTCATTAATTTACTTTTCAAGAAGTTTTTTCATGTGGGATAATATCACAAACACATTAAGTTTAAAGAAAATGAATAGAGTAAATAGTATATCAGCAATCCTTGATACATTTCAAGAATTCTCATTTAGTTTACTTGTATATTCTGCAAATATTTGGGTTGTATTCTTTGAAACAGACCTTCAAAATATGATTTTAAATTCATTAGCAATGGAATTTTTAATGACACTAGATAACGAATTTAAAGAATTATATTTCAAATATTTACCTGGTACAGCCGACGATATTTATGATAATATTTTTGTTTCTTATTATGAAAACAAAGATTTACTTGAAGACAGACTACAAAAAGATAATTTATTTAGGTGTTTCAATTGTATTGTTTATATACCTTATAAAATATTAGTAATTACAATTTTTTTGTTTCCTATTTTTTGCTTTTTTATGATATTTGCAGGAGCTATTTGTAAGTAATTAAATTGACCAATCATAATTTTGATCTATTATTATATATACTTCAGTTCCTTTATTATATTCTGAGAATATTTTAATATCACAACCCAATGTATTTAATAAAATCTTAGATATAGGTAATCCATATCCAAACCCACAAATAGGATTTGTTTTTTCAAAATCATTATCAAAATTATTACTAAAATTTACATCAGCAGTTGTATAACTAAAATTCCAAATTTTATGCATATCTTCATATTTAATTCCAATACCATTATCTTTTATTTTTAATATTTTTATATTATTATCACCTAATATATCTATTTTTATTCTTGGATCATCCCTTCCCTGACATGCTACAATAGAATTCTTTAATATTTCTAATATAGGATAAACTAAAAAATTTTGATTGAAAATAAAACTGGTATCAATAATATTCTTACTTATTTCAGGGAAATCCATTCTATTTATTTCAGTAATACTTTCTGCATCTCTTAATGTTTCATTTAAAATAGTATTAATATTACAATTTAAATTTATATTTCCTACATATTTTGGATTATCATTAAATAATAGATAATAATTATCTAGTAAAAATCTAGTCCTTGTTCTATTTATACAAAAATTTTCTAAAAATTTATTATATTTTATTAAATTTTTATTATTTTCTGATAGATTTAATTTACCAATTCCTTTTGATATCGTAATTAATGTTGTTTGATGTCTATTTAATATATTAAAAATTATATCTCTGAAATTTTCACATTCATCATATGTTCTTGGTTCTTTTACCAAAGAAATATCCTC